AGCCCGGCGACCGTGCCGCCGATGGCGAGTCCAGTTCCGATTGCGCCAGCCGCAGCCGCGCTGATTCCAAGTCCTGCCGCGATGCTTGTGAACAGAGCCATGACTATGCCTTCTTTACATGAGATCGTTCAACCAGGGTGTACCCAAGCCTGCTGACCATCTTTCCGATTGGCGTGTCTCCGTTGATGACCAGATCGGAAAGAACGATGATGTCCGCCTTCTGTGACCGCGCCCATTCCTCAAACGCATCCAGGAGCCGGAAGGCGGTTCGGCCTCCACGGTATTCCTCGTTGAGCCACCATGCCATTTCCGCAGCAACCTTCGTGGACGGGGACATCCACGGGCTGGTAATGACCGCCGCAATCCCGCCCACGATCCTTCCGTCATCCTCCGCAGCGAACACGACACCGATATCCATCATCCGCTCCAAAGCCTGCTGCATTTCCGGCAAGGACGGAGTGACGAATGGGCCGTAATCCGAATACGCAATGAACGGCAGTCCCATTTCGGCCAGCGTCTTGGCATCATCCTTGGTGGCGGTGCGGACGGAGATCAAATGTTGATGACCTTCCTGCGCTGCCCGACAGGCTCCGCGTTGATCGAAGTCCGCTCCATGACGAACGGATACCCGGTGGATTCAACTCTCACATACGCCGCTTCTGTTCGGACACGGCACAGCATCCGGTTGTTCGCGCCAGGCTGTAGGTTGCCCAGGCTCGTCAGCGTCTGCTCTGCAAACGCATCAGCCGAGATTGAATACTCAACCTTGTCGCGACCGCTAGCACCATCAAGCGTTGCGATGATCGCGCCAGCATCATTGTCAAAACTGCCATCAGACACGACCGCGTAGTACTTGCCGATGGTTGGGTCTTCGGAGTATGTGCCGTTGGACAGTTGCTGGACTGCAACGATCCTGTCGCTGAACTGCCACGCGATGCACCACCTGGTGGTGGTCTGGCCACCGATGGTCACCTCCTGGCGAGACAGGTCATAACTGCTAGTCGTGTCCTCGTACACGCGAGAGGTCGGCTTCACGAAGGTGTCCTGGGTGGTGTATGTCCCCGCGTAAGGATTGACATACTGGCCATCCAGGTACTTCACATGGGTTGCGCCCGGAGCATCGCCGTCATAGGTGACGGACTGTGGATCTCCGGCAAGCGATGGAGTACCGCCATTCGCCGTGATCGTTGCGACATTCGCGATGCGGACAGCGGTGACTGATTCGGCAATTGCTTCCTGGGCGGTTTCCGCAGAAATGAGCGTGACGAACGGATTGGGCGAATAGCCCTTCACCGCCGCGTCAGGCAAGTAATCGTCCGAACCGAGTTCGACCTGGACTTCCTTGACCATCGCCAGTTCCGGCTGTCCGGCGATGATCGGCCCAATGGTGACCTTGCTGTAAATGCGCTGCGCGGTGGCTTCGTCAACAGACGCTGGGTTCACATTGTTGTCCGCGTACCCGACCGCCGCGTATCCATCAATTCCGCTGATGATCTTCTGGTCAAAGTATCCGAGCATCCCAGAGGACGAACCCATGAGCGCCACCTGGGTACGACCATCGCTCGTCAGCATCTGCGTTGCCGAATACGCCCCACGGAACTCTGGATCCGTCATCCGGTACGGGAAGAACCCGTCCGTCTGCTCCGAGTAGAACAGGTGAGTGCTGCTGTCCGGCTGATCTTGGCGCGTCATAAAGCACCAGACCCCGCGCCGTTCGACATCGTAGATCAGGGTCGTGTCGATGTCATCCCACTTGACCGCGTTGAAGAACGAGTCCAGCCTGCTGGCGGACAGCGCCTTGCCACGGTCGATGTTGAAGTCATTGGGGACGAGCCTGTACAGCCCATCCTGCGACATGACATACACGGACTGCTCCGGGCCGTATGTCCATGCCCGCTGGCCAACGATGCCGACCGTCCGACTCATTTGCTGAATCGTTGCATTGCCGAACACGGGGTCGGCTGTCAGCATCGACATCGACTTCTTCCCGGCAAAGACGATGCCCCCGCGACCAAACGGAATCAGGGCCGCAATCTCGTCACCAGGAACGCCCCATTGCCCGTCATTTCCTGCAATGGCGGTCGTTGGCTCGTTATTCGTGGTGGTTGCCGACCAATGATCCGGGTCATCAATGGTGGACATCCACCAGATGTTTTCCTTCTGCTTCACGCCGGACAGCACCAGGCGGGTTCCATACGCAGCGATCTTCGTGGCCGTGTACTTGACATTGTTCACCGTGTTGAACACGATGTCGTTCGGGCCTTGATTGGCGTTGTGAGTCCACAGGCTCCACTTCGGTGGATTCACGAACAGATCAACCTTGACATAATTCGTTCCGTCAACGAAGTATGCGTACTGGCCACGCTGCACAACCTCCACAGGCCCGGTGGTAACGAGCGCAGCAGTCGTGGCATTGTCGGAAGCCCTGGTTACCTGTACTGGATCGCCACCAGGTTCCATGTAGTAAATCTTGCCCTGGTTGACCATCAGCACCCGTTCTTTCATCACGGGCGTTGACCCGGAGAATGCCGATGTGCGAACCATGCCCTGCACCTGGCCGGAGGTGAAGTCGTACATCCTGTTCCAGCCAGGACGAGTGCCAAGACGCATCCTGTTGCGGTACGAATCCGCAGGAATCATGTTGAGGATGTCCTGCGTGTACCCCTCCGGTACACCGCTGTAGACGGTGTCCGTGATCCAGCCACGAAGCGGGATGATCGCTTGTGTGTACGGCATTATGCAAAACGAAAGAATGCGTAATAAATGGTTCCACTACCAGAATTTGCGTTGAACAAATTCACATTTGCGCCGACCTGTCCTCCAAAAAAGGGGCCATTGCCAGTATTGAAAGTACTTCCGGTATGGTCTAGGTACATAAAATATCCGGCTTCCCCAGAGGTAATTTGAATAGTCAGCAAACTACCATTTCCAGATGACGCACTTTGCGCGATTGTCACAAAGGTAATTCCCTTTTTGATTGTGGTGAAATCAAAAGTAGTAGCACCAGTTCCGGCTGTAATTGATTGAGTGTTGATTACAACCGTTTCAATGTTTGAGAGATACGCCAAACTCCCAAGCCCCAACATTGTTTGTGCAGTAGAAGCACTTACAGCGGTCGGAACGGCTGCTGATGCACTACTGTTTGCCACAAATGTCGTGGCTGCTTGCGATGCCAATTTGCTCAACGCGATTCCCGCGCTAGCGTCAATGTTGGCGTTCGCAATCGTGCCAAACGCAAGAGATGTGCTACTTACACGGCGAAGCACATGACCATCTGTTCCCGCCGCAATCGCTGTTGGCGCTGCGGATGAACCAGTTCCGTTTGCAACTACCGACAAAGCAGCCTGATCGGCAAGGGCGGTCAGCGGAACATCAGTATTTGCATCGAACGCGGTAGCAGCAAGTGTTCCGAAACCAACACTAGTTCCAGACCTTCGCAACACACCGCCATCGTTTGCTGCCGCAATCGCCGTTGGTGCGGCTGAAGTGTTTCCACCGTTTGCGACCACGGACAGCGCGGCCTGGTTAGCAAGAGAGGTCAACGGCACATCCGTGTCGGCATCAAACGCTGCCGGAAGAAGCGTTCCGAATCCAATGGTGTCATCGGCTGCACGGCGAAGAACATGGCCGTCCGTGCCAGCAACGATGTCTGCTGGAGCGCCATCAGTTGCTGCCGAACGACCGATCACGGATCCGGCGGCAGACCAACGCAACTTGGCATTGGTCACGCCATCCGTGGTTGAAGTCGCATCGGCAATCGTAGCCGTGGTCACCTCGCTGTCAGACAGATGCGAGGTGCTGCTCCAGGCCGTGAGGGTCGTTCCATCCCACAGGCGAACCCATTGCTTGACGCTTCCCGTTGTGGTCGTTCGCTGCGTCAAGACCTGTTGCGTCAGCGTGGTCTGCCCGGTGTACTGATGGATGGTCACCGTCAGCGTTGATTCGGCGGTGGTTGCGCTGTGGAAATCGGTCGGGGTTCCCGTCCAGGTGACACCGCTGTTGCTGTTGGTCGCAAGACGGTAAATGCCTTGAACCAGGTAGTTCGCGGCATTGAGGTTTGAAGTGGTCGCCGGGTCAACGGACACCCTGGGCAACTGGTAGTACGGGAGGTTGTTCCAGGCTCCCGAGCCAGCCGTGCCAGTTCCGACCTTGATGTTTCCCGTGTCGGTTTCGTAGCCGACCTCTCCGGCGGCAAGCACCGGGTTCGCGGTTGTCCATTGGGTTGCGGTTCCGCGCCGCAACTGGATCTTCGTAGACATCAGCGTTGCTCCTCAACGAAGGAAGGCGGGACGCAATACCAGCCTTCCGGGATCTTCACCTCGTTGTCACCCAACTGCCAACCATCAGCGGTCTTCGTGTACACGCGACCCTTCACGCCTGGCCCCGTCCGAATCGGGCTGGCCTCGCTCACCAGGACTGTCCTTGTGCAGCCACCGATGGACGCGACCGCCAGCCCGCCGAAGCAGGCCATGATCGCGAGGAGCATCCACGCCCTCGCCCTTCCTTGGCAGGACTGACGATGCCCATTCCAGCAGCGACATGAAGAACGCCCGTAGAAGGTCATACACGCCTCACGCCTTCTTGTTGTCCTTGGCGAAGATCAGGCCGATTCCGGCCATGATCGCGGCAATCAGCGCAGCGAAGTCCGGCTTGGTGGTCGGATCAGCGTCCGTCAGGGCGGTCAGGGCAGCGCCTCCGGCAACCATGATGGCAGCGATGCCAGCGCCCGTGGTCTTCCAGGACGAGTTCTTGATGAGTTCGCTCACGGCAGTTTCCTTTCAAGTTTGGCTTCGATCTTGTCGAGCCGCTGGTTGGTCATGTCCTGCTGCACAGACACCTGTACGAGCAGCCGATCATGGTGAAGGTACGCGGACAGAACAGACAGAAGGATGGTCAGCACCAGGCCGCTGATCGCGAACCAATCCTTGGTTGACAGACTGACCTTTGTTTTCGTGTTTTCGATTGTCATGTCTAGCGTCATCCGAGTGTGAGTTTGTTTAGATATGTTTGGTTTGAAAACGAATTGATGAACAACAACGAGCGCACCGAGATGTGGTTTGCATTCAAGGAAAAAAACATATCGGAATTCCACGGGAAATCTACATTGTCCACCAATTGCTCCCCAATTCCGTTTTCAGATACCAACGCCACACCAGACTTCAGACTGATCCCAAAAGTGCGAATTGGGTTGGTGCGATTTTGGGTGGCATCAACTTGATCTACAGATCCCCATGTAGACGATGTGGAATCCCAGGAACCAAGATCATCAAACGCATCCAGCGGATTTCGCGTAAATGATCCTAGAACGAAATTGTCCGCTCCATCATCTATAGTCATATTGACATATGACGATGCGTCCTGTCCTCTGGTGGTCATGTTGACGGAACAAATAACCGTCAATCCTTGACTTGGCTTCCAAACAGGAAATGCAGACAACTGTTCTCCCGATGAAGCGCACGATCCGTTTCCAACTGTTTCGTCTGAAGGAACAGGATTGGTGGTGATTTCCACCATTGGAAACGCCGCTTCAATCACATCTCCAGATGTCTGACTATTGATGGCAAAGCCGTAAATGCCTGCCTTACTATCTTCTGTTTCGCCGATATTGGCTTTAACCACATCACCATCACCGTTGATCTGAACGATCATACCGGCAACTACTCCTTCATTTGTCTTAGCTGCGCCAATATAATTGACTTGGTGCAAACTGAGAGCTGGACCTTTCTTGAAATTAATCATATTAAGTTTCTCCTTTGTTGATTTGTTTGTTTATTTGTTTTGTTTTTGTTGATTTGTTTGTTTGCGTCTCACCCTGATTGTCGTTCAAGATCTACTCAGAAATGGTCAGCTAAAAAGTTATAATACTATTTTTGCAGTTTTTTAAAAAGTAGTCAATAAATATTTTATTTTATTCGTCGTCTAAAAGAC